AGGCCTGTGGGCCCAGGTCTTCTTAGTATTGGCGGTGAATACGATTTTGACGACAATGAATACGGTTTAGATTTTGGATACAAATTTAGTTTTGACGATGGGGGCATAGCAACCCTTGCAGGAGATTTAGAACAAAGAATGACACCTCCAGATGCACAAGTTGTAGAACCTAAAAAATTAACAGATGAACAAAAAGATTATTTAATGGATTACATGTTAGACTTTATGTTTAAACAAAAACAAAGAGAGCAACAAGAGATGGAAGGCAGGGTGCCTATGTTTAATTATTTTGATATGGAAGTATGACAACTAAAGATTTAATTTGGGTAGCAGGAATATTAATTGCAATGGGTTCTACGTGGGGTATGACTTCGCAAAGAATTAATGCGATGGAAAAAGATATGGATCGTATGGAGACAGCTATAATAATGCTATCAAAAATGGATTCTAGGGTTGCAGTGATAGAATCAGAAGTCAAGAATATAAATAAAAAACTTGACAAGATGAGTAAATAGGGGCCGCTTGGGGAAAGAATGTACGGCATACTATCGCTAATTGGGAAAAAATATGGCAAGGATGCGATGCGTCGTGTTCTTGCTATTACCCAAAATTTTCCTGACGATCGTTTTGTTAAATCAATGCGTAATCCTAATTTTGCAGACTCATCTAGACTTGGTTCCGCAGAAGGATTATTAGAAAACGCATCAAAATATCTTACAGCAGATAATAATCCAACTCCTTACACAGGCATTATGTCAGCTCTTCGCGGTAAAATTAACAATGATCAAGTGACAAAAGATTTACTAAATTACTATCGTTTAAATCCTGGAGAATATAATAAAATAAATAACGCCGGTAGAACATATTGGGGTGAATATGGTGGTGAAGAATACGTAGATGAGTTAGCTCAAAATGCAATTGCACAAATGGCAAAAACTAATTTTAAACAACGTGGTTTAACTGATTACGAAAAATACATGATTACATTAGCTAGACAAAGACGAATGTCTACAAAGAAAAACGACAACGTTATTCCTTTCCCAAAACAAGATTAGTATGATATAGTATGTCGTGCAAATTGTAGAGAAATACGATTACAAAGATTTAAAAAAACAAGAAGGACCAAGTAGATCTTATCTTACACCTGACGGTGAAGCATTACCTTCTGTAACCACCATATTATCTAGAACCAAAGACAAAACATTTTTAAAAGAATGGCGTGCACGTGTGGGAGAAAAACAAGCAGAAAAAATTATCTCTGATTCTTCACAAATTGGAACCGCGCTCCACCTATATATAGAACATTATGTGAACGAACATGCATACAAGGATCTTACAGATATAGGCATTCAAGCGGGGAAAATGGCTCAGGTAATTATTGATCACGATGATGGTTTGAAAAAAGTTAGTGAGGTATGGGGTTCAGAAGTGCATTTGTATTATCCTGGTAAGTTTGCAGGTACGACAGATATGGTTGGTGTGTACGATGGAAGACCTACAATAATAGATTTTAAACAAACAAATAGGCCAAAGAAACGTGAATGGGTACAAGATTATCTCATGCAATTAGCAGCGTACGCAATGGCTCACAATAAATTATTTGATACAGAAATAGATCAAGGCGTGGTTCTTATGTGTTCTCGCGATTTGTTATTTCAACGTTTTGAACTAAAAGGTGAAAAATTTGTACGTGCAGGTGAAGCGTTTATGAAAAAATTAGATTTGTATTTACAATCAATACTTTAAATCCATTTAGATAATTCTTCTCCACTTATTTCTTTTGCAATATTAACTTTGTTGCGCAAGGCTTGTATTATCTTTTCATCTACAGTTTTCTTTGCAACTAAATCTATATACAATACAGGATTCTTTTGTCCTATTCTATGTGCTCTATCCTCTGATTGTATTCTTTTTTCTAAATCATAATTGTTAGAATAATATATAACTGTGCTGGCAGCTGTTAATGTAATACCGTAACCACCTGTCTGCGTGTTACCTATAAAAAATCTACAATCATTTTTTTTGTTTTGAAAATCATATATACAACGCTGTCTATCTTCTGGTTTTGTTGCGCCATAGTATGTACAATATGATGTAGGTCCGTACTCTTCTTTTATTGCTTTTTCTATGTTAAGTATATCGTGTATATAATTTGCCCATATAATTACTTTGCCTGTATTTTCTGCAAGTATCTGCATCAACTCTTCTAATCTAGAACTTTTTAAATTTATAACTTCGCCACTGTCTGTTTTCATGTGACCACAAGTTATTTGATGTAGTCTTATCAATTGTGTCAAAACATTGACAGCTGTAGCTGATTGACCTTTTAGCATTGTTATTGCACTAGATTTCATTTCATCATATGCTTTTCTTTGCTCGTCACTTAATTCTACTGTTCTTTTTGTAAAAGTTTTTTCTGGTAAATCTAAACAATCTTTTTTCAAAATGCGGTAAGAATGTGGTGATACTAGCTTACCTAGTTCTTTTAAATTTTTAAACTTAACTATTTTTTGAAACTTATGTGTGCCACCAGCCGCACTAGCAGTAATTAAAACTGCATACTTTGTGCGAAAAGCATAAAAACTTTGTTGTCCTAATATTTCTGGATCAAGAAAATCCATCTGTGACCACAAATCCATAGGTGATTGTGTTACAGGTGAACCTGTTAATATTCTTCTGTACTTTGCTTCTTTGCCAAGAGCTAACATATTTTTTGTTCTTTTAGCTTGTGGATTTTTTATTGTAGTGCTCTCATCAATTATCATCATTGATTTACCAATCAAAAATAATCTAGCTGCATCAACACCTTTTTTTGTAGATAAAGCTTCTACATTCATTACAAATATTTTTAATCTAAAATTATCTGCTGATCTAATTGATTTTAATTGAGATTTGTATTTTTCACTGGTTAATGGTTTCCAAGCAAGTATTTCTTTTTCTATGTAATCAGGCACATGAACTGGGATTTCCTGGTCTACCCAGTTCATGTACGTTCCCTTAGGAGCAACTACTAATAATCTATCTATACTACCTTTACTGTATAATATGCAAGCATTATCTAAAGCAATCTTAGTTTTTCCTGTTCCCATTTCTGCAAAAACTGCAAAAGATTTTTTGTTCCAACACTTCTTCAACGCATCTTTCTGATGCTCAAACGGCTTAGTCTTAAATTTATACATTTTACTCTTTCTTTATTCTTGTAATGTTCTATATAATAGTTTATAGAAAGAGTCAAGAAAGAGAATATGGCAAAAGTTTATATACCACAAGTAATGGATTATAATGTTCGTTCAGCTGAAAAGTTTGGAGAACTAACAGTTATGTTACCGGATAATAAACAGATGATACTTGCATCTGGTCCTTTGACATTTAAACTAAAACAAGAATTAAAAGATTTTAGTGATGAAGATTACTTGCTTTTAATTGGAGATCCTGCTATCATAGCAGTTTGTGGCGCTATTGCCGCAAAAAATAATGGTGGTAGATTTAAGGTTCTAAAATGGGACCGTAATGAAAAAAGATACTACGATTTAGAAATAGATTTGAAAGGTTAATATGACGAGTTTAGATCCAAAAGATTTAATTACACAAATGCAACAAGATGCTGAAACAATACCTGAAGATAACATGGGTAAGATTGGTGCAGTAGCTACAGATATTGCAGAAGTAGATAATGAAATACAAGAATTAAAAGAAGAACTAAAAAAGAAAGAAGACTATAGAATTAAATTATCAGAAGAAGTTTTACCTAGTCTTTTTTCAGAAGTAGGATTGTCAGAAATAAAGTTAGCTGATGGTCGTAAAATAAAAGTTTCCGAGTATTATCGTGCAGCTATTAAAGTAGAAAATAGAGATGCAGCATATACTTGGCTAAGAAACAATGGGTTTGGCGATTTAGTAAAGAACCAAATCACTTGTAGCTTTGGAAGGAATGAAGATGAGAAAGCTAGTAAACTTGTGTCTGATCTCAACGAGAGAGGATATGAGTCTGCACAACGCGAGTGGGTCGAACCTTCCACCCTCCGCGCTTTCGTTCGTGAACAATATGAGGCAGGTAGAGAGATTCCTATGAATCTGCTAGGTGCTTACATTGGTCACAAAACAACAATTAAATCTGAATAAGGTAAATTATGAATACTAAAAATGTAAAAACTAAAGAAACTTTGGATCTAGCTGTTTTAGCAGAAGATTCAAAATCAATGAGTGGGTTTGGTTCTATAAACCTTGCAAGAGATACTGCTATTCCTTACATTAGCATTTTGCAAACATCAAGCCCTCAAGTAAATCCATCAAAAGCAGAATACATAGAGTCTGCAAAAGCTGGACAACTGTTCAACACAGTTACACAAGAAACCTTTGATAAACTCGAAGTCATTCCTGTTTTCTACCACCTCAAATATGTAGAGTGGAAACCTAGAGAGCAAGGTGGTGGGTTTATCGACTCACATGATGCTGACAGTGGCATCATTGGACAAACCAAACGTGATCCTATGACCGGTAAACAAGTGTTGCCTAACGGTAACCATATCGTTCAAACAGCTTATCATTTTGTATTAATGATAACTGGTGATGGATACCAAAATGCTGTGATCAGCATGTCTTCAAGTCAACTCAAGAAGAGTAGACGTTGGAACAGCTTAATGCTATCACAAAAAATTAAGGGTCCACAGGGTATGTTTACACCTCCTACGTATGCTTTTACTTACAATCTATCAACTGTAAGTGAATCTAACGACAGAGGTAGTTGGTTTGGGTTCTCTATTGAGAAGGGTAACCAGGTAACTGATGCTTCCATCTATGGTGAAAGCAAAGCTTTTGCACAATCCGCAGCATCAGGTGCTGTGGATGCAAAACCAGAAACCCCTAAATTAATATCAGAAGAAAAACCAAGCGAAGAATCAGTACCATTTTAATCTATAAAAAGGAACTGGAGGGTTCGTGGAAGTTGAGAAATTTAAGTCTATATTTGAAGGTCTAGACGTAGCTTATGGTCAGCACCAGCCTAACGGCTCGCGTGCTGACGGCAAGCAACAAGGTAAATCATATATTGTAAGACAGGAGGTTACAGATGAGCTTTGGCAAAAACATTTGGAGGGAGAGGGTCCGTCTCTTGGGATTATTCCTATTAGGGCTGACAATACTACTAAATGGGGATGTATTGATATTGATGACTATCCTCTGGATCATTCTGCTTTATTCAAAAAAATAAAAAAGTTAAATTTACCATTAGTATATTGTAAATCAAAAAGTGGTGGTGCTCACTTATTCATATTTATGAAAAGAACCATAGCATCTAAATTAATTAGAAATAAATTAACACAAATGGCTGCATTGATAGGTCATTCACAATCAGAAATATTTCCAAAACAATCTAGCATATCATTAGAAAAAGGCGATCTAGGTAATTTTTTAAATTTACCATACTACAATGGTAACAAATCAGTTCGTTATGCATTAAAAGAAAACGGTACAACTGCATCATTAGAAGAGTTCTTTGAGATCTATGATAAAAACGTTGTAGATAGCTTAGATGACATTGGGGGTAGTAAAGATGAGGACATTATAAAAGATGGACCACCTTGTTTACAAGCTCTATGTGGTCAAGGTTTTCCCCCTGGTACACGCAACAATGGATTGTTTAACATTGGAGTATACACAAAGAAATTTGATCCAGATAATTGGGAAAGACTTTTAGAAGAATACAATCAAAAGTATATGCAACCACCTCTGGACCACAAAGAAGTAGCTACAGTTGTAGGTCAACTAAATAAAAAAGGTTATCAATACAAATGTAAAGATCAGCCAATTAGTTCTTTTTGTAATATAAGTGTGTGTAAAACTAGAAAGCATGGTGTGGGTGCAGAGAATGTATCACAACAGCTTGGTGCATTATCAAAATTAGAAACAGAACCACCAATATGGTTTTTAGAAATACCAACAGATGATGATGAAGATGATCTTAAAATACAATTAACAACAGAAGAATTACAAATACAAACAAAGTTTCAAAAGAGAGCCATGGAAGTATTAACCATGATGCCTCCTTTGATGAAGGCGTCCGATTGGCAACAATTAGTGAATAGTAAGATGCAAACTGCTCTTAAGATTCCTGTGTCAAACGACGGATCTGTGTCCGGCCAGTTTTTAGCTCACCTCCAGGAGTTCTGTACTGGTCGGTCACAAGGCTTAGTCAAAGAAGATATACTATTACGAAAACCATACACAGAAAATGATATGATATATTTTAGATTGCAAGATTTACATGCATATTTAATAAGAAATAAATTTACACACTATAGTAACACAGGACAGATAATAGCTGAGTTACGTAAGATAAAAGGTGAGCATAAGTTTTGGAAGTTAAAAAACAAAGGTGTTAACACATGGGGTGTGCCATCTTTTGATGAGCAAGATTCAGAACATGAAGTGAGAAAACAAAATGCAACGCCGTTTTAAACTACCAAAATTAAAAAAGGGAATGCAAAGTGAACAAATAGCCATATTACATTTAATTGGAAAAGGTTATTTTGTTTTTAAAAATTTATATGGAGTTGGGCCTGCTGACCTTATAGCAATAAATGAAAAAGGAGCGGTAGAAATATTTGATGTAAAGACTGAAAGTTATCGTAAGACTTGGAAACCAGGAACACGTATATGTAGAGCACTGACATTAGAGCAAAAAAGATTAAAGATGAAATTTATATTTGTAGGAAAGGATGGCAAATGCACAGTAAGATTAAGATAATACTTGGACCACCTGGCACAGGTAAGACTGAAAATTTACTGCGGATCGTGGACCAGGAGCTTAAAGATGGCACTGCACCGGACAGAATAGCTTTTGTTAGTTTTACTACTAAAGCAACAAATGAAGCACGTGATAGAGCAAAATCAAAGTTTAATCTTACAGATAAGGATTTACCATACTTTTGTACGCTGCATGCTTTTGGTAAAAGGCAAATGGGATTTACAAAATCAGAGGTTATGGACAACAAAGATTATGCAGAATTTTCTGATAAGTATGGTGTAGAATTAAAAAGAGTGTCAGCTGATTGGGAAGAAAATGGAATGGTGTCAACAGACAATAAATATTTAAGAGATATAAATAAATCAAAGATGCAGGACCAGGAGCTGCAAGAGTTTTATAATAGTTCTAATTTAGATTACTCTTGGGATGAGTTATTGTGGGCTTATCGTTCTTTTGAAGATTACAAACAAACTTATAATAAATTTGATTTTACAGATATGCTTACGCAGTTTGTAGAATTTGGAACTACACCTCCTCTAGAAGTTGTAATAGTAGACGAAGCACAAGATCTTACAAAATTACAGTGGAGAATGTGTAAAAAAATATGGGAAAAAAGTCAAAGAGTATATGTCAGTGGTGATGATGACCAAGCTATATTTAGATGGATGGGTGCAGATGTAGAACACTTAATAAATATGGACGGTGAAGTAAGCGTTCTTGATCAGTCATATAGATGTCCTTTATCTGTCCATAGAATAGCTCATGACATTGTTCAAAGAATAGATAAAAGAAGACCAAAACAATGGAAACCAAGAGATGTTGAGGGCGAAGTTAGATTTCATCAAGATGCTAGATTTATAGACATGAGTGAAGGCAATTGGCTTGCTTTGGCAACTTGTGGATACATGTTAGATGATTTGCAAATGGATTTAAAAAATTTAGGATTACCATACACCATAGATAATAAACTACCAATAAAAGAAAGTTTAATAAAAGCAGTCAGTGCATGGAATAGATTAGAAGATCAACCAATATCTTATTCTGATGTCATGGCAATCTACTCTAATTTAAAAGTTGGTGAAAATATAGAAAGAGGATATAAGGGTGGTAAGACATTGGAAGAAAACAAATCTTATATTCTTGAAGAATTAATAATGCATCATGGGTTATTGAATGTTGATCAACCTTGGGATGTTACTTTTAAATCTATGGGTGACACAGAAAAATCTTATTTAAAATCTTTAGAGTTACATGGTGGTTTGGATAAAAAACCAAAAATAAATTTAAGCACAATACATAAATCAAAAGGTGGGGAGTGCGATAACGTAGTGTTAATGACAGATTTATCACGCGCTAATCAGGATGAAATGGAGATTAATTCTGATGACACAAATCGAGTATTTTATGTAGGGGTGACGCGTGCTAAAAAATCTCTACACATAATTGAACCACAAAAAGAAAGAGGATTTATAATATGAACAAAGAAGAAATATTAATAAAAGCTAAAGATCTTGTGTCAACAGACAGAAATAAAACACATGGTGACGCTTATAAAAATCATGCAGATATAGCAGAATATTGGAATTTATTTTTAGATGATAAATTAAAACCTATGGCAAACATTACTCCTAGCGATGTTGCTATTATGATGATACTATTAAAAATATCTAGAAATAATAAAGGAGAGAAGTTTAACATAGATAACTTTGTCGATATGGCAGGTTACGCAGCAATAGCAGGTGAAATAGATGACACAGGATCTTTTTAAAAAAAACGAAGTAAAAGCAGAGTGGCTACATCCCACAGAGTTTCCGTCCATGAAGGGCAAGGATGTGGTGGCTATAGATTTGGAAACTTGTGATACTGAACTTAAAAAGATGGGTCCTGGTTGGCCTAGAAAAATGGGTAAAGTCATAGGTATAGCAATATCTAGTGGTGATTTTACAGCTTACTATCCTATAGATCATGAGGGTGGTGGCAACATGGATAAAGATCAAGTTATAAAATATATAAAAAACGTATGTGAAGATGAATCCATACAAAAAGTATTTCATAATGCACAGTATGACATTGGATGGTTGAGTGTAATAGGTATAGAAGTAAAAGGTTATATACACGACACAATGATAGCTGCTGCACTGTTGAATGAAAATAGATACTCATTTACATTGAACAGCATGGTCGCAGAGTATCTTGGTGAATTTAAAAACGAATCATTATTAAGAGCAAAAGCAGAGGAACTAGGGCTAGATCCTAAAGCTGATATGTATAGATTACCGGCAGAGTTTGTAGGAGAATACGCAGAGGCTGATGCAAAACTTACATGGCGTTTACATGAAAGATTTGTAACGGAGATAGAGAAGAATGATTTAACTAAAGTATACGACATAGAGTGTAGATTAATACGCGTTATATTTAACATGACAAAACGTGGCGTAAGAGTTGATATGGACAGAGCTCAAGGTCTTAGAACAAAGTTAAGAAACAAGGAAAAAAATTATCTTAGAAGAATAAAAGATATAGTTGGGCAGGATGTGCAGATCTTTGCAGCACGGTCAGTGGCCCAGGCATTTGACAATGTTAATTTAGAGTATCCTCGTACAGCACTTGGTGCACCTAGTTTTACACAAACATTTTTAGAAACACACAAACACGAA